TCCGTATCTTGAACGAGAGATTATCCGACTTTCTAAAGAATACTATCCATTAACTGGAGGAAAATACAATGATACAAAGCATTCTTGGGAATGGCCAGAATATGGGTCATATATGGACTTTGGTCATGTTCAGCATGCTTCTGACATTAAGCAGTATGACTCTGCTCAGTATAACTATTGCGCATTTGACGAGCTTACTCACTTTGAAGAAGCTCCATATGTTTACATGGTTGGCTCTCGTGTCAGGCCTGGTTCTTCTTTTAACATTTCTATTGTTAGGAACGGAACAAATCCTGGAGGTATCGGTCAAACATTTGTCTATAATAGGTTTGTAAAACCATGTGAAGAAGGTTATAAATTAATTAGGGATTTAAGAACTATTGATCCTAATACAGGTAGAGCATTATATAGAATGTTTATTCCTGCATTCGCACAGGATAATAAAGAAGGTATGGAATATGATCCACAATATTTACAGAAACTTGAATTGCTGCCAGAAAATGAAAAACGAGCCAAAAAATATGGAGACTGGCATGCATTTGAAGGAAGCGTATTTCCAGAATTTAGACCAATTAGATTCTCTAATGAGCCAATTAACGCATTGCATGTTATTGAACCATTCGATATTCCGGAATGGTGGCCTAGGATATTGTCAATTGACTGGGGAAAGCGGGCAATGTGTCATGCGATGTGGGCTGCAATCTCTCCAGAAAATAGAGTGTATATTTATAGAGAACGAAGTTGGATAGGTAAAGATGTTCCATTCTGGGCATCTGAAGTTGGTGAAATATCAGAACACGAAAATATTGTTCATTTTATTTTATGCGGCAGTGCATGGCAAGAACGTGGAGTAGAAACCATTGCCCAACAAGTTCAACGATATTCTGGATTGGTTCCTAATAGTTCTGATAATTCTCCTGGTTCTCGCGTCGCTGGCTTACAGTCTATACATGACTTCTTAAGATGGGAATCTAAAACTCTTAAAATTGCTGGAAATCAAATCTATGATCTAGAATTTGCTAATCAATTATATAGATTATATGGACAAGAAGCTGTTGAAAAATATAGGGAACAATTTTTTGATGAATCAGAAGAAGAGAATTTACCTCGATTGCAAATATTTGATACTTGTAAAATTGTTATAGAGACTATTCCAGTTTGTGTTCATGATGATAAAAAGATTGAAGATATTGCTGAATTTAATGGTGATGATCCAATAGATAATCTTAGATATTTATGTAAAGCTGTTAATAGGTTTTGTAATGGCCCTGATTCTGAAATGGAAAAAAGAAGGAAAATTAACGAAGCCATTTCGGCAGTTCAACAAAATAATGATCAAACTGCCTTTTATCGTAGAATGGAAAGAATCGAAGCAGATGAAAATCCTGCCTATGGTGTTAGAAAATCAAGATTAAGGAGATTACATGCTTAGATTTATTGCACAATTACTTAATATTAAATATGAGCCCTGTAAATCTTGTAAAATTTTAAAAGAACAATTAAAAATTGAAAGACAAAATAATAAAGATTTACTAGATCAAATTATTTTAATTACTAAACCAGAATTACGGCAAGTCTTAGCTGAAGAAGATCGTAAGCCTGTTACTAGTAGAAGATTTGTTCCTTGGTCGGAGAAGCAAAGACAATTGGAAATTAGAGATAAAAATCAAATTAGTGCTGAAATAAGAAGGCAGAATCCTCAAATCATTGATGAAATTGATAAACTCGAAAATGAATTAGGAGTTGAAGATGCCAGCGAAAAGTCCGGAACAGTATAGATTTATGGCTGGAATTGCTCACGGAATGAAACCTAAGAATGGTAAAGGTCCGAGTAAAAAAGTAGCTAAAGAATTTGTAGACAAGACTCCTTCTGGTTTAAGAAAGCAATACTCTAAAAAGTAGTTTAAAATGGCTGAACGAGAATTATCTGATAAGATAAAGAAAGATATAAAGTCTTTAGCTGATCATTATGAAAATGAGGATATAGCTGTCCGCCAACGTCAAATTAGACAATGTCGCAAGATGAAATTATATTGGGCTGGATTTACTAGAATATGGTTTAGTGAAACTGCTCATGATTATCGCATTTGGGACGAAGCAAATGAAGAAAAGGACAATGATGCTGCATATTATGATAAGCCAATTAACGTATTCCGTGCATATCTTGAATCTATTATAGCAGCGCTTTCTATCAATATTCCTTCTATTCATTGCACGCCAGATAATGCTGATAATCCTGACGATATTTCTACAGCTAAAGCAGGCAATCATATTTATGATTTAGTTTCAAAATATGTTAATTCTCAATTAATTTTTATTCAAGCACTTTATATTCTTTGCACAGAAGGAATGGTAGCTTGTTATAATTATTCAAAGGAAGATGAAAAATATGGAACATATAATAAGCCTAAATATGAAAATGAAGAAATCGAAGCTCGTCAGTGTCCATTATGTGGAATGATATTATCAGATGAATTATTCTCACAGGTGGGATTAGAACAACCAATTGAAGGTGCTGAAGATTTTGATCTATCAGAATTGGATGAATTTGCACCAGATGATAGTGATGTAGATTTACATGCACTTTTAGGTAAAGATGAAATTGTTTGTCCGGATTGTGCTACTGTATTAGATCCTAATATACAAAAGGAAAAAATTATAATCCCTAGATTAGTCGGGCATACAAAAGAATTAAAAGCGCGTCAGTGCGTAGAAATGTATGGCGCACTTTATGTTAAAGTTCCTAATTATGCTAAGGAACAAAAAGATATTCCCTGTTTAAGATTAGCTTATGAAACTCATTATTCTAATGCAATTGCTAGATTTGATTGTCTGAGGGGTAAGAAATATGATGATATTAAACTTAAAGGAGAGCAAGGTGCATTTGATCCCTATGAACAATGGGGTAGATTATCTACGCAATATCATGGAGAATATCCTAATAATAACGTAACTGTTAGAATTTTTTGGTTTAGGCCATCATTTTATCATATTCTTGATGAAGAAGGATGTGATGATTTGATGGATAAGTATCCAGATGGAATGAAAGCAATTTTTGTAAATGATATTTTTTGTGAAGCGCATAATGAATGCTTAGATGATTGTTGGACTATTACAAAGAATCCTATTGCAGATTATATTCATTTTGATCCATTAGGATTACTTATTACATCTGTTCAAGATATAACTAACGACCTCATTGCATTAACATTACAAACTATTGAACAAGGTATTCCTCAAACCTTTGCCGATCCTACAGTATTTGATTTAAAGGCTTATTCAGGATCGGAAGCTACTCCCGGAGCTATTTATCCAACTAAAGCTCAAAGTGCCACTAAAAATATTAGTGAGGCATTTGCAACATTAAAAACTGCTTCATTAAGTCCAGAAGTAATGCCATTTGGACAACAGATTCAGAGCATGGGTCAGATGGCATTGGGCGCATTACCATCTATATTTGGCGGAGTAGCTGAAGCTGGAAGTAAAACAGCATCTGAATATGCAATGTCAAGAGCACAGGCATTGCAAAGATTACAAACTCCTTGGAGAATGATTACCCTATTTTGGAAGGAAATTTGGGGTAAAGTTATTACTTCCTATATTAAAGATGCGGTAGAGGATGAGCATTTCGTAAAGAAGGATTTACAAGGTAATTTTATAAATGTATTTATTAAAAAATCCGAGTTAGATGGTAAAATTGGAGATATTGAATTAGAAGCATCCGATCAAATTCCTGCTACATGGCAACAAAAGAAGGATGCTCTAATGCAATTAATTCAAATGAATAATCCTGAGATTCTTGAAGCATTAATGTCTCCTGAGAATCTCGGATTACTTAAGGAAGCCCTAGGATTGCCTGAATTTGTATTACCTGGAGATGATTTTAGAGTCAAACAATTCGATGAAATTAGACAATTACTTGATTCAGAACCAATTGCTGATGGAATACCATCAGTTGAAATTGATGTTGAATTAGATGATCATGCATTGGAAGCAGAAACTTGTAGATCATGGTTAGTATCGGACGCGGGTAGAGTTGCTAAAATAGAAAATCCTGATGGTTATTTAAATGTTTTGTTGCATATGAAACTTCATGTGCAGCAAGTTCAATTTAATGCAATGGCTGCTGCTGCCAGTCAAACTAATCAAGTTCCTCCAAAAAAGGAAAAGATGTCGCAGCAAATAAAAGGAGATACAAAAAATGGGCTCAGACTCCCAATCAAATCAGAGTAATAATCTCGGAACAGAAGATATTGTTGATCTTCTTAATGATGATAAAGATACTTCTGATAAAGAAAATAAAAACGCGGACGAAGATACGACTGATAAGGATATCGAGTCCGAAGAAGAAGATGAAGATATAATTGAAGAAGATGAAACTGAAGATGAGGAAAGTGAAGACGAGGATAAAAAGAAAGAGGATGAAGATGATATTGAAGTAGAGGAAGAAGATTTAATTACTCCTCCTCGTAAAAAGGAAATATTAAAGGCTTATCCTGATTTATTTAAGAAATTTCCCTATTTGGAGAAGGCACTTTATAGGGATAGACAATTTAGTGAAGTATTTCCTGATGTAGATACTGCTAAAGAAGCATCCGAGAAGGCAGATGTTTTTGATTCAGTAGAACATGATATTAATGAAGGAAATATTGAAAAAATTATTCAATCTGTAAAAGATTCCGGTGAAAAGGCATTAAATCGTTTAGCAGATGATTATCTTGATACATTACGTAAAGTTGATAGAGAATCTTATCTTCATGTAGTTGCTGGAGTAATTAAACAGGCTATTACTGCTATGGCAGAAGGTTCTAATGATGGAGAAGATGAAGATTTATTGAATGCGGCCAAAACACTCAATAAATTCATGTTCAATACAGATAAATTCCAAGCACATGGAAGATTATCTGAAGCGAGAAATCCTGAATCTGAGCGTCTAAATAAAGATAAACAGAATTGGGATAATCAAAAATTTGAGACTAGTAAAAATGAATTAATGGGTAAGGTTAAAAGTCTTATCCAAAGCACAGTTAGTAATAATATCGATAAAAAAGATGCAATGACATCATATGTTAAAAAGAATGCAGTTAATGATGCCATGCAAAGTCTTGACAATGTAATGAGTAAGGATAAATCATTCCAGAGATTTATTGATAATCTTTGGAAAAATGCCAAGAAGGATAATTATTCTACATCAAGTGTAGAAAAAATCCGCTCTGCCTACATTGGCAAAGCGAAAACTTTACTACCCGGAGTAATTACTAAAGCCCGTAATGAAGCATTAAAGGGTTTACCGGGAAAAACAAGAGAAGAGCGAGATCGTAAAGGTATCTTGCCAAGAAAAGGCCCGGAATCTGGCAACCGGAATAATAGATCAGATACCAAATCTCCTCAAAAAGGTGAATCTACTTTAGATTATTTTAACAGAGATTAGAGGATAATAATGAAAAATATTTATCATTTGCCTTGGGAATTAGATCCTGAAGGCGTTCTGCATGCGGTTACTGAGAGTCAAGTAGCTGCATTAGAATTAGAAAAAGTTCTTCCTAAGGTTCAGACAGTATTTGAACGCGATGATAAATTCTATGCGAACATCAAGAAGCGTGATGTAGAAAAGATTTCTAATCGCCAGATGCGTGTTCCATTAGAATTGCGTCCTGGTGGTTCATTTGGATATGTTAATCCAGATGGTGGTGATTTAGGACGTGGTGGTGGGCCTACTTGGGATAAGGCAGTTCTCAATTGCGTATTCGCGGTTGAAGCAATTGAGTATACTAAGTTAACCCAGTGGGCTACTGATGATTCTCGTAAGGCTGTAATTAGTTCTGTTCGTAGAATGACTGCTACAGCTTTAGATGAAATTCGTCGTCAGTTGGATGCGCAATTACAGCAGCCGGGTAATGGTGTTATTGGAACTGTTACTGCTGATAGTCCTTCTGGTGGTGAGAATGTTATTACTCTTACTACTGATGGATTTGGCGCTCGCTTAATGCGCTATGATCAGACGGTGCAGGTATTTGATAGCACATTAGCAACAAATCGAGGAACTGCTAAGATTACTTATCATGATACGGAAAATAAGACTATTCACTTATTTCCGCAGATTGCTGGTGTAACTGGCGGTGATTTGATTGTTACTAATGGTATTTCATCTCCGACATCATTACCGGCGTTGTTTGGTGTTCCTTATCATCATGATAATTCATCAACTGGAACTTGGTTAGGGTTTAACAGAGCAAATACTCCTGAGATTCGTGCAAATAGGGTCAATGGAAATGCTGCTGCATTAACTTTACCACTTCCACGTCTTGCTATCAATAAAATTGGTAATAGGGTTGGAATGGATAATAGTTTCAATCCTGTTGCTTGGATGCATCCTTGTCAGGAAGCTGCTTATGAAGAAATTGGACAGTTAGTTTCAATTATTCAGAAGCAGAATAAAGATGAGGGATTGAATATGTATTTTGGCGGTGGCAAGCAAATGGCTGGTGCTACCGTTAGGACACATTTCAATTGGAATCAGAAGCGTATTGATTTCGTTTCTGATAATGTGTGGGGTCGAGGAGAAATTCTTCCAATTGGTTTCTATACAACTGATGGAAGGAAAATCTTTGAGATTCGCGGAGCATCTGGTGGTGTAGCAACTGCTGAAATCTTCTATATGATCGTGGGTATGCAGACATTCGTTAATAATCCTGCAGCTTGCGCTTATATTGATAATTTAGCAATTCCTGCTGGTTACTAATTAGGAATCATAAGGAGGATGGTGGAATGATTCCAGGAAGAGTTAGTAAGTTATCAGAGGAAGTAGTTGCTTCTGCAAGTAGTATTGTAGTCCATTCTGATTTAGTTAGGATTACAGGATCTACAACAATTAATACCATTGATGTTCCAGATGGTGGTTTTAGTAAAACAATTACCTTGGTTCCTGTTGATGGTGCAGTTGCATTAG